CTGCTCCTGCTCCTGCTCCTGCTCCTGCTCCTGCTCCTGCTCCTGCTCCTGCTCCTGCTCCTGCTCCAGTTCCTGCTCCAGTTCCTGCTCCAGCTCCAGCTCCAGCTCCTGCTCCTGCTCCAGCTCCAGCTCCAGCTCCTGCACCGGGAATTGCCAGCATCTTATCATCTTTTGGGTTTGGGTCTGAACCAGCGCCTGCACCTGCACCTGGCCCAGCTCCAGCACCGGAACCAGAAGCACCAGAAGCTGAGTCGGAAGAGGATGCAGATGTTGTGCCTGCAGCATCACCAACTGGACCGCGTCGCCGTCTTGTGAATCGCCCAGCAGTTCCTGGAAATCGTGTTCCGCCAGTGCGCCCAGCGCTTGATCCGGCTAGGAGGAGACAGTTTGATCCTTTTGCACCTGGAGCCACTCCTCGCCGAGGGTTTGCTTATGACACTCTTATGGCGGCAGTGAATGGACCTACAGGACCTCCCCCTCCTCCAGAACCCAGTGGATCTACGGGTGCTACTGGTCCTACTGGGTCTACGGGACCCGCACCTCCTCAAGTTGTGGATCCAGCGGTAGATGAGGCTCGTCGTAAGGCTGCCGAGGATCTTGCGTTCTGGCAGATCCTGCTTCTCCAGTCTCGTGTTTCCGGAACTGATGTTATCGTTGAAGCGGCAAAGGAGAAGATGACGAAGGGCGATGCACTAGTGCCCGATATCAAGTATTCAATTATGGATATTAATACACGTAAGGCCGATGTAGAAAATGCTCCTCAGAAGATTGGTGGAGCTGTAGAGAATTACAAGTGGGAGAATCGCGACGTCCGGCAGTGTGTCGATACACGGCAGGATGCAGCGGAAGAGGAGTACAAGAAAGGTATGGAGGAACTCAAGAAGGAAATTGATGAAGTTGAAAGCAAACTCAAACTTGATAAGAAGATTTACAGTTACACTCTCCGTACTCCTCAAAATCAGAATACTGGCCAAAATAAGTACGCTAACTCAAACGACGTAAACTATTTAGAAAATGAGATCGTTCGGTTACGACGCGGTGAAGATAACTTAAAAAATGATCCGCAGGCAAAAAATAGGGATTCGCAGAAGGGTAAGGAGCTAGCTATGATACGTAAAAACTTGGGAGATGCACAAGCCCGTCTGAAACAGCTTCGTAATGCCAATCAGTCAGCAACAACTGGAGGAAAACGTCGTACGACTATCAAGAACATTACGGTAATGCAGAAGACCCGGCGCCGTCGCGTGTTTTAATCTTTAAAATACTCAGTAGTTCCCGAATATATTTATTAGTTTTATCAGTCACACAAACACACACGTCTTCTTTTGATTCGCGACACGCGAGAAGAAGACGTATGACTTCGTACTGTTCCTGAGATTTGAGCGTATCTATCTCTATCGTGATAGGTACATCTTTGTAAATTAAGTGTTCCCGTATCAGATCCATTATTAGATTGAGCTGAGGCTCTGTGAATACGGGTTGTTCTTGAATGCCGCAATAACCTCCGGGCCGTTGCGTTCCGTGTACACATCCTGCTTGAGAGGAGCGTTGTATGTGTAAGAACCCATATGCTGAGCGTCCGCATTAATACTGACTAATCCGGTATTGAAGCGAGTAGCATCCGACAGAACCGTCTCATCCTTGTTGGTCTGAGCCGAGTACATATCTGCTCCAATACTCATACCCGTTCCAGATGCAGCGCCAGCAGGTCCAGGGCGTCCCTCAGTCGTCAGCTTCATAAACTCCTGGTATGGTTCCGTGAACGCACGAATGTACGAGGCAACAACTCCACCCAGATTTCCACCAGGACCATAGTACTGCTTCTCCGTAGTCTCACGCGCCTGCGTCTTCATTGGCTGCTCGGGGTAGTACCGCGAAGCTGTCTGGGCACCTACTGCCGTATTCACACGATCCATTCCGTACACCGCAAAACGATCAGGCCTGTTCTTGTTAACCTCAGCCTGAATGCCCGGCTGGGTAATCTGATTAGCACCAGGAATGACTGGAGGCTCGTACGACAACTTGGGCTTTGTCACTACTCGCTGCTCGTCAGTTGTAGGAGGGAGAGCGTACTCGCGGTACTGATCCTGCTGGAATCCTCCCTTAGGGATATTCGTGTACCCATCGTTCGCACCGGGACCGACCTGAACCTGATCAATCGGGAACACATTCTTCATATTCTGACCAGACACCATACGTGACTGGTAGAAATCCGACTCATCCTGGTTTCCAAATGGGTTACCTACACCAGGCTTAGCGTCAAAAAACGACTTTACCTCGGACTTCTGGAAATACTCCTTTCCAGCACCCGTATGGTTATCTAGAATACCGTTAGTCGCACCAGAGTACATACTCTGCTTCAGGTGAGCACCAAAGTAAGGTACTTCATTATTGTGTCCCTTATTTGTCATATCGGCAACAACACCGTCATCAATGTTCTGTGTAGGGCGAGGGGAGAAGTTCTCTACGGTCGAACCGGACTGCTGGTCCTGGGTCTTAGGTTGGTCAACGGCCAGGAGGTATCCAACCGCTCCAAGTCCAACTAGAAGTGCAAGTTCAATCATCTTTGTTAATTTGACCGCTTTTTCTTTTCGATTTTTACAGCCTCTGCCTTGACTGGAAAAATCGCGTGATTCTGTGGTTTATGATGAAGCCAATCCATTCGACGATGAGTCTGATCGGTTTCAGTCGAAGGTTTGGGGTACGTCACAGGAGCTACTGGAAGATCGTCTTCTCCTGGGACATATACTTTACGATTAATTGGGCTATCAAGAGCGTAATTGCTCATTTGATTGTATGTGCGAAAGATTCTACTGAGACCACGCCGTCCGGTTAAATGCATTGAGTGGCATCGTGCTCAGCTGACTCCTGAACTTATTGACTAGCTGGGCGAAGGCCGCGCTATCGGTTCCAGGGAGAGGGAGAGGGTACTTCAAGTTCGTATTATCCTGCGGCTTCTGGCCATAACAGTTCACTCCAAACTTTGTGGCAGGATCAAAATATCCACCATTTACTCCAGGACGGCCACATTTAGTACGATTATTGGGATCTACCTGCATCTGTGTCCAGGTATTCTTCTGGGTCGGAAAGAGAGCCATTCCACCCTGCGACCATCCGTAAGCACACCACTCTGCACCGGCATTGTACGCCTCCGTCAGTTGATCGTACGTAGCAAGATCTGCATCGTATGCTGCACATACAGCTGGAGCTTCATCGTAGGTGTACTCGTTACCTCCAATATGAAATACCTGGTTCTTTAGCACCGGTTTGGGAGCAGATGTGCTTTGGCCAGGAGCCGACGGGGCGGGCGCGGCATTTGAACCGGGTTTTGCATCGGGACTGGTTGGTCGCGGATTGAGTTCATGGTACTGGATATCCAAATTCCCGTTGGCGGTAGAAATTGTCAGAATGCCCAACTTATTCAGAACTAGAATGAATCCAATTAAGATTGCGATGACAACGAGCGTAGCTAAGAAACTTCCAGTCGATACAAACGTGACAACTGTAAGTAAAACTAGAACAGTGCAAATGATCATCAGGATACCGCTTGTACCTAATCCTGAACTAGACGGAGCCGACGTATCTGTTGGCTCAGTAGATACTGTGGGAGGCATAGGGGCATCAGTTGGCTGCGTTGAAGGGAGATCCGTAGACGGAGCTCCAGTTAAGTTACTAAAATCGGGTACAGAAAACCCGAATGGGGCGGACATATCCCAACTGGATTTTGTTGCAGAACTAGATGTGCTCATTAATTGTTTAGGCGATAATAAATCAGCAAACGCATTTTACCCGATAATGGAAACTCTTTAGGCCCATGTTCATCTACTCTACCGTCATCGAGGGTAAACCACGAAGATCCAACTTTATCGCGACCATAAATCCACCAATGCGATCCATTGTAACAACATACTGACAACAAAGCGTACTGGATCTTATTCAAACTCAAGATACTGGAATAGTCTACGGATGCGTTAGTAGATACCATATGAAACACCATTACTTGTGGGAATGTTCCGATAAGTAGTTGTTTTGTGCAACCCTTTTCCTTACAAGACTCGCACACCCAATCGGCAATATCGTGGGGCGTAACTGTATTCGTGATACAGGTAGAAATAGGAATACGTGTTCCGTCTGATGATAGGGAGAATTCAGTTACTTTATCTTCCTTTATCTGGCGTTTATTGCAAGATTTGCACTGAATACAGTCAGCGATCTTAAATCGGCACAACTCGTCCAGAAAAGGTAGTTTGTCGCACAAGTATACGAATAGCTCGTGACTATCGCCAATACTTGAACCGGCGGGCATAGCTTCAGTTTTCACCGCATTAAAGAAGTCTTCTAGACCATCGCCTTTTGATGACCAAATTTTAAACAATGCCGCATCAATTGCATTCTCTTTATCGTGTTTATTTTCCGTATACCGTTCTTGAACTTCCGGTATGCGAAATATAGATTGTAAACACGCATTAACCCAACAGCTTCCAGAGAAGTTTCGAAGACCGAACATCTCTTTACTTAATGTTGTATCTTAGAGAAATCGGTTAAAAAGGGTTGCGGGGGTCCATCGTAAGGGAACGCCTTTTTAAGGTTTACGTTAAACTCGTAAGTTGGTTTGCCGTTCAGGGCAGGGTTCGTCGACGACTGGTCGGATGCTACCTCGCCTGGACG